GATCTTATAACATTATTGGAGATGAAATTTTCTTTACTAAGTCTCCTAGAGGAAATGTTTACATAACAAGAACTGAAAACAATTTGAATTTTGAAACTTCAGATTTTAATGGGAGAGTATTTTTAAGAAAAAATTATGATAGCAATCAAATTTATGATGATATCTCTAATGAATTTACTGGGGTAGGAAGAACTTTTACCTTAACTGTTGGTGGAGCAAATACTATAGGAATCGGAACCACTGGAGGAAATGGTATTGTCTTTTTAAATGGAATATTCCAAACACCCACTACGGTAAATAATCCAAATAATAACTTTAGTATTATTGAGGATTCTATTGCAGGAATATCCTCAATTGTGTTCAGTGGAATAAGAACAGATATTACCGATCCCAATAGCATATTAATATCAGAGTCTGATATTAATCAAAATCAAATCCCAAGAGGTGGAATTATTGTTTCTTTAGGGTCTAGTGGAGGACTTGGATATGCACCTCTTGCTGGAGCAGCAGTCACTGCTACAATTGATGGTAGTGGATCTATCATAGGAATAACAACAGGGATAACTGGAGGATCTTTTGGATCTGGATATAATGGAATAGTATCTATAGGTATAAGTGTTTATGAGGATGGCCATACTGGAGGCGTAGCATCTATTGGAGCTACTGTTGGTGTTGGGGGAACTTTAATATTTACGATTAATAATGGCGGAAGTGGGTATACAAATCCAGAAATATTTGTGTCCGAACCATCATATGAAAATCTTGAAGTTACTGGTATTTCTAGAATTGGTGTTGGAACAACAACTGATACCGGAATTGGACTCTTAGTTAATATTGAAGTTGGTGCTAGTAGCACAACTGGAATAGGATCTACTTATTTTGAAGTTTCTAGTTTCTCTATTAGTAGATCTGGATACTCATTCAAAAAAGGAGATATATTTAAACCAGTTGGATTAGTAACTGATGGTAGGTTATCCTCTCCAATTTCAGAGTTTCAACTTACTGTTTTAGAAACATTTAGTGATAATTTTGGTGCTTGGCAATTTGGCGAATTTGATTTCATTGATTCTATTGCAAATTATCAAGATGGATCTAGGGTAAGATTCCCATTATTTTATAATGGATCTTTATTAAGTTTTGAAAAACAAGAGTCTTCAAGTTTAGATCTTTCCAATTTAATTCTAGTAATTATGAATGGAGTTATTCAAGACCCTGGAGTAGCATATATTTTTGATGGAGGTACTTCATTCACATTTACAACAGCACCAAAACCAGAAGATGATATTGCAATATTCTTCTATAGAGGAACCAGAGGAGAAGATGATTTATTAGTCACAAATGTTTTACCAACATTGGAAAAGGGTGATGATGTTCAAGTGTTTAGAAATGATAATATTTCCGAAACTATTACTCAAGACAGAAGAGTAATTTTTGACCTTTCTTTCTCCGATAAATTTGAAACTAATTTATATTCAGATCAAGGCATTGATGAGATAAATGATAAACCAATGTCATGGACAAAACAGAAAACTGATAGAGTTATAAATGGAGATCTTGTTTATAAAACAAGAGAATCAATAATATCTCAAGTTTATCCAACTGCAAAAATCATCGGAAATGTTAATTCTTCTGATACTAGACTATTTGTGGATGATCCGGATTTATTTACTTACAACCTTTCTGCACCATATACATTCTCGGGAATTTTAGTCGATGAAAAAGAGTTATCATCTGCAAATATTACTGCTTCAATTGGTGTAGGTGGAACTATTTCATCGTTAACAATTTTAGATGGTGGTAATGGTTATACTGGATCTACAGTTGAAGTTAGATTCGAATCTCCACTAATAATCGGAGTAGGAGTTGGTACAACTGCATCAGCAACCGTTACTGTTGGTAGTGGAGGATCTTTAACTACTCCAATCAATATAACGAATCCTGGATTGGGATACACTGTAAATCCAAAAGTCATAGTTTCATTACCAAATCAAAACATTGAGAATATTGTTAAAATAGAATCAATTAAAGGATTCTCTGGAATTATAACAGGTATTGGCACAACAACCAATGCTGGACAATTGGCTCTAAAATTTAATCTTAAGAGGAATACTACTTTTGGAAATGACTTAGAGGTAGGATATCCAATATTTGTAAAAAATACTCATGTTGGATTTGGAGTAACTTCGGTCGATAGTGGAGATTCTGCAATTGTTGGTATTGGAACGACATTTTTAGACAATATTTATTATGTACATCAAATAACAACTGATGGTGTAAATGGAATTGTAACTTGCAATGTCGATTCTGGAACTATAACAAGTGGAATAGATACCAGTGGGGATTTTGTTGGGGAGTTTTCTTGGGGTCTTATGACTACAATAACCAGGTCCTCTTCACCAATTTCAATAGGAGTTACTGGAAAAACTGTAAATATTGGTCTTACCACATTCCCAACTATTCAAAGAAGAAACGAAGGATTAAGGCAAAATGGATCTTTGCCAGAAAAATTGGACTAACGTAACCCATATAAATATCTAAAAAACTATGTAATATGGCTGCTGTAGTAACAGATCAATTTAGAATTGCCAATGCAAATAATTTTGTAGATTCTGTACTGGATACCAATAATTCCTATTATGTATTTTTAGGATTATCTAATCCTGGAGGTCCCGGTAATCCTATTGGATTTGGGAGATCTATAACATGGGATGATTCCCCATCATCTCCACCAAGTCCAATTGATAATTTTCAATATTTATCTCATTATAGAAACACCGCATTGTTTGGCAAAAAAATTAATAGTGCAAATATAAGAAGAGTTATAAGAAAAGTTACATGGACATCTAATACTAGATATGACATGTACAGACATGACTATAGTGTTTCAAATTTGACCCCAAATGCTCAAACAGCAAGATTGTATGATTGCAATTATTATGTAATTAATAGTGATTTTAGGGTTTATATTTGTTTGTATAATGGATCATCAGGATCAAATGTTTTAGGAAACACTTCAAAGGACGAACCTACTTTTACCGATTTAGAACCATCGGCAGCAGGTACAAGTGGTGATGGATATATTTGGAAATACCTATTCACGGTTTCTCCCAGTGATATTATAAAATTCGATTCCACAGAATATATTGTTCTCCCAAATGATTGGTCAACATCGACAGATTTTCAAATTCAAAGTGTTAGAGAAGCTGGAGATTCTGAAATCAATAATAATCAAATAAAAACTATTTACATTGAAGATGGTGGTAGTGGATATACATCAAAAACATACAATATTATTGGTGATGGAACAGGTGGACAAGTTTCAATTTCATGCAATGCTTCAGGGACAATCACGAGTGCAAAAGTAGTTTCTGGTGGAACAGGATATACTTTTGGAATTGTTGATTTAGAAAGTGTGGGTACTGTATCAAATCCAGCAAAATTAATACCAATTATTCCCCCATCAAAAGGGCATGGATATGACATCTATAATGAATTGGGTGCTGATAAAGTTCTAATTTATGCAAGATTTGATGATTCAACTAAAGATTTTCCAACAGACACAAAATTTGCACAAGTTGGAATTATAAAGAATCCACAAAGATATAATTCATCCCAAGTTTACACAAATAGTACTTATTCTTCTTTAGGTGCAATAAAATTATCTTCTGTTACTAGCAATCCAGTTGTTGGCGCAGCAATAACACAAACTGTAACTAATGGTGTTGCAAAAGGATATGTTGCTTCTTATGATACAGAAACAAAAGTTTTAAAATATTATCAGGATAGATCTTTATATTTTGCCAATAACTATGATCAAACTGATAGAAATGATGTTTCCTCAAAAGGTAAAGTATTGAGTTTTGAATCATCTTCCGAAACAATCATTCCCTTTGGAGGATCAATTGATACTGGATTTAGTGGAATTTCCACAAACATAGGTTCAAAGCAAGTAAGTTTGGGAGTGACATTCAGTCAAGGACTTGCTAACCCAGAGATAAATAAGAATACAGGAGATATAATTTACATTGATAATAGGTCCTTAGTTTCAAGAGACTCTAGGCAAAAAGAAGACATTAAAATCATTCTGGAATTCTAAGAAAAAATGGCACAAAAAACGAATTTAAATATCAATCCATATTATGATGATTTTGAT